CTGATAGTTATTGGTAGTGATGTTGCAACTTGGGGATATGTATATCTTAAAAATCTAGATTCAACTTATTATATAGAAGTTGGTCTAACAAGTTCATATTCAATAAAATTGAAACCCGGAGAAGTTGCTATGTTTAGAGCGGCGGCCGCTTTATATGCGAAGGCAGAGACAGGTAGCTCGGGATCTGATTTGGAAATCATGGTGATTGAAGCATAGTGGCAACATTCCAAGTACAGGTAGAGGATATGGTTGGTACAGTAGGCGGTGATTCTTCTGATACCACAGCACTTACATCATTTTTGACGGATGGGGCTAAGGATGTAATTAACCACATGCCGCTGTCTCTTTTGAGGCTTTGCTCCAGTGAGGTATCATTTACACCACAGGCTGTGGGTAGTGAGAGTTCAGCCTCTACGTTAAATACAGCCAAGATTTATAACATTAGGCGCAGTGACGGAACGATTGACCAGCCCTGTCGTTTGATACGTACTTCACTTAAAGGTCGTGCTTCCGATTCTGATGATATGGATTACGCTACGGCAACTGATCCCGTGTATTACATTGAAAGTAATTTTCTTAATATTTTACCATCATCGTCATCTGCTGTGGGTAAATACTCAGAGGTTCAGTACCCGGCGGTGGCGTATGGCGATAGTGCCATTACTCTTTTTCCCGATGAGTTGGAATCACTTGTAGTCCTTTATGCGGCAATGAAGGGAATAGAAAGAATTGTTACGGATACCACTGGCACTGATGAAGACATTGAGCTTGGACAGGCACGCAAAGATCAATATGCATGGCTTCTTAACCAGTATAACGCTGGTATACAGAATATGATGGGGGTACCGGCTGGTGGTGGTGCTGGGGGTGCAAGATGACATTTAAACAAATGCTGTCACGGATTAGGAAGGTACATCCAGATGCTGGAGAAACGTATGTGAAGTCACTTATCAATGACGCACTCCTTGACCTTCGTAAGTATAAGGTTGTAAGAAAGCATTCCAAAATAGATATAGTAGAAGACCAGCGCTGGTATAATGTGGGAGACAGGAACTCTGATCTCCGTGTAGATAAAATTTATTCCGTTGCCTACAAGGACTCTGATGGTGACTACCGGAAGATTCCAAGGCTAACGGATCATTATAGTATTGTAAATATAGATGAGAAATAATGGCTTATAATTATCCAGAAGAGTATCTTGCTTGGTATAATGTGGGTGACAGGATTGCCCTCGTAACCAGTAAGAACACATCGAGTAAGAATACATTTGAATCAATAGACGAGACCACGAGCAATGGATTGCTCATTGAATACAGTGCCCAGCCACGGGAGGTTGAGAACCTTTCAGATGTGCCGGAGGTAGATGACACGTTACATTCAGCACTGGTGAACTACGTTAATTGGAAACTTTTTGAGGACAGACTGGACGAAGTTAGTGCCGCTTCCGCTGTGAAGTATCGAGCACTCTGGGAAACCAAGGTGCGTCAGGAAGCTGGCAGGGACAAGGTAGGTGGCCAGAGGGCCATCGTCCCGTTTGCGTTTAGATAGATATGCCCATGTCAGAACATCTCGGGCGGAAAGGCATACATAATACAAGGAGATTAAATTATGGCAACAGATTCCCCAGCGGATAGTCACAGATATACTGTTGTAGAACAGGGCAACATCACACTAGGTCAGGCGGGTGTTGCATTTTTAGCTGACACAAGCACGTACACACCACCGACTGGTCTGGTGGTAGTGGCAATACAGTTTACAGAAGACTCTTTATTTGATTCCAGTGATGCGACAACGGCTGAGTCAGATTGGCCAACGGATGCACAGGGTGGCCCCGGCACTAACAGTGACGCTATTAACCAGACTACTATGCCACAGGGTATGACGATCTATGGTAGGTGGAAGACAGTAGCTTTGGATTCTGGTTCTGCATTCCTGTACTTAGGGCCTTAAGATATGCCACGGTTAGGCATACAGCTTGGTATCAGTAATCTTGTACACCAGACTGCACGTCTTGCAAGAGACCTTTGGAACAGTGTGAAAGATACATGGCAGAATGAACACCGTGAATGGCAAAAGATTGTTTAAAGATTTTATCGCAACCATGTCAAATAGTTTCGGGCGGTAAGTTGCGAGATTTAACAAGGAAACTTTAGGAGATTAAATTATGGCGACAGGAACATTAACAGGTTCAACAATTGCTTCGACCTATAAAAGCATTTTAAAAGTAAAAGGCGGAGCTAATACTATATTAGATGGAGACATCCAGCTTATTGAAGATGGAGATGGAGTTGATAGTGTATTAGGTCTTGCTACTGATAGTGCATTAATAAACGGAGATGGAAGTAGGCTTTATTTTTATGATGCTGATGGCGATGAGCATATATCAGCAGACACATCGGGTGTATTAAGCATAGCCGCAGGAGCTGAAATTGATTTAACAGCAACCGCAGTAGATTTGAATGGTACACTTGATGTATCTGGAAATACACAACTTAGCGGTACTGTAACTGTAAGTGCTGATGGGACTGGAAAAGATGTAATATTTTATAGTGGTACTGCTGGAGATAATTTTACATGGGATGCTTCTGAAGAGTGCCTAATAATAACAGGGACTGATGCGGCTCAATCTCTAAAGGTAGCTGATGGCGATTTAGTTGTCGTAGATAAAATATATTTATATGATAACGATGGTGGTGAATATATACATGGCTCATCAGACGGACACTTAGAAGTAAACTCTGGCACTACTCTTGACATTACCGCACCAACTGTTGATGTAAATGCTTCTACAGCGATTACTCTTGATGGTGATGTTCTCGTTGGAAATGGAAAGAGTGTGGTGATTGGGCATACCGCTCAAGAAACTGTTTCTGTCGACGATGGTGATACTGATTTAGTGCCAGAAGTTCAAGTGCTTGGCACACACATGGCAGATTCTTCGATTTTATTGGGGTGTTGGGCTAATTCTGGTGCTATCGCAGGTGCCCCCTCTCTTTGTTTTGCAAAAAGTCGGAACGCTACAATAGGTTCTCATAGTCGAGTCAGTGACAACGACCAGATTGGCAATATAATATGGTTTGGCGATGATGGCGTAGATTTAGAATCTCCTGTGTGTCAGATTCAAGGTGAAATTGATGATGACCCCGACACTGGCGATATGCCCGGAAGGATTCTATTTTTTACTACCACAGGTGGTGGTGAGGTTCTTACTGAACGGCTGCGTATCAGCTCGTCAGGCACCGCTTCATTCTCTGGTAACGTCAACATAACGGGTGCTGTTTCAAAAGGTTCTGGTTCATTTAAGATTGACCATCCACTACCATCAATGAAGGATACACATCATTTAGTACATTCATTTACTGAATCTCCAAGAGCAGATTTAATTTATAGAGATAAGGTTACTCTTGTAGATGGTTCGGCAATAATCAACATTGATACAGTTGCTGGGATGACTGAAGGCACATTTGTATTGCTATGTGACAATGTTCAATGTTTTACTTCCAATGAATCAGATTGGAGTGCAGTAAAAGGTTCTGTTTCTGGAAATATTTTAACAATAGAATGTGAAGATTCATCTTCAACTGCTGATGTGGCGTGGATGGTGGTTGGTGACAGGCAAGATGAACATATAATGGATACAAATTGGACTGATGAAAATGGTAAGCCAATTATTGAGCCAGAAAAACCAATTATTGAGCCAGAAGAAGAAGCACTGGAGAACGCTTGATAATCAACTGGTTATTAGCTGTGGTCTTGGTAGCTGGTATAGCAGTCATAGCTGTGACCTTTGCTGAATGGCTTAGAGATGGCTAAGGCAATAGTACATCCTTGGGGTGTAGTTATTACCAGAGATGAGATTGATGACGAAGAAGAACTGGAAGAACACGACTACGAACAGGTTCTGTGTGAGGTTATGGAAAAACAGGAACAGCTCAAGAACAAGATGTGGCTAGATACTTTCAATGAAATCATGGAAACCAACTAACAGGAGACAATATGGTATTGACACTAGAACAGGTAGATAAACGACTCGCAGAGATTCCGCAACAGATAGCGAAAATCACTGCCGAGCAACATCAATTGATGGGATATAAACAGGCACTGGAAGA